AGCACTCAAGTTCTGTGCTCCGGCTGGTGGTGGTGCGATAGGCGTTCCAGCAGGGTTGTCTGGCGATACGCCGATACCAGGCTGTGACTCTGCCTGAACTTCTGGTGGCTGTCCACCTTGCTGCATTTGCTGTTGCATTTGCTGTTGCTGGTTTGCTTGCTCGGCTTGCTTCGCTTGCATTTCTTTGTGGACTTTAGCAACCGCGGCTTCAAGAGTGACGTGTCGCTCTGCCTTAGCCATTGCGATTTCAGCAATAACGTTGGGGTCAAGACTTCCCTGCGACGCCTGTTGTTCAAGGCCAGCAAGAAGCGCCTTGCGTAGTCCTTCAATTTCAACTTGATCACGTTCACGAATCGGGTCCTCAATCGCTGGGTCCATCTCACGGGCTGTCTGTGTAGACATAATACCAGTTCCGACACGTTGACCAATGGCGACTACCATGCCATTTACGTCTGAACCAGGCATTGAGTACTTGACGTATGACAAGTCCGTTTCGAATGTTTCGTTTGGCGTGTAGTCAGGGTGAGTAATCTTACCGTCGTTACCAAAGAAGAACATGCTTGGCTTTTTACCGTAGTAAGCCTTCATGATTTTTACCGCACGGCGGTTCTCTGCTTCTAGTGAGTTAGCGAAGATTTCCTGATACTCTTGAATAGGCATGTCAACGGTGTTCGACATGACCATTTCACCTCGACGAGCTGTACGGACGTTGCTTGGTGATTCCCCACCAAACTCTGCAGGGATTCCACCTGTGAGTCGCTGAGCGCGCTCCATCCGGTCAAGTGCGTCGTTTGTGGTTGAACCTGGCTGCAAGTGTGTGATTTGTACTTGTCCCTTGTCAACGACTCCACGGATTCCTTCTTTACCATTAGCTTCTTGAATAATACGAGGTGATGATGGAGAGTTGCTTGTGCTAACAATCCACTCATCTGGGAACACGTTGCGGAAACGAGCAATCATGTCTAAGGCATCTAGTTTAGCCATACGCTGGTAGGTTCCAAGCATCTGGTCAAACTGACCCTGTAGGCGGTCTAGTGTGATACGTCCAGCAATAACTACTGGGCTTACCTCTGCACGGTTAGGGATGCGCTCCAAGATAATGTGCGTAGCGATTCCCTTGCCTGTCTCAGTGCTGTATGCACTTGCCTTTGGCTTTTCAGCACCAACGGCAATAAGCACAGTTTCGTTAGCGTCCATGTACTCCAACACTTCAAACATGTCGTGGTCGCCCTTTTCACCACGGTACAAGATAGCCATCTGTGCTGGGTAGTTTTCCTTCAACCAGCCAAGTGGTCGGCGGTCAACGAAGATGCAGTCTGCTGGCTCCATTGAGTCTGGATCAAGCATTGGTGCAGGGTACGTAGAAAGTGGGTTACGCACGCGCCAGTGAGGAATGTCACGCTGGTCGTCGTGGTAGACCGACACTGGTGAGATAGTTACAGCACTCATACCGTAAGCAGTAAGGTGACGTGCACGGCGACGTAACTTGGTACCCATCTTGTTCATGTCCCACCAACCAAGGTTGGCTAGACGACGGTCACGGGCACGGTTTTCAGATACCTGAATACCTGGGCGTACTGGCATGTACGAGATGTCTGGGATGACTGAAGCCACGCGCATAGCGAACTGGTCAATACCTTGAGCAATCAAGTTCGGAATGGCAGGCTTTTCCATGTCATCTAACTCAGGCAGTGGAATGATAATGTCGCCGTTGTAGTGACGACGGATATCTTCCATCTTGCTAAAGAGTCCACCGCGGTCTTTGCGGCGCTCCTGGTACATGGTTACGACCTGTGCCGCAGCCTTGTCATTATCGAACGAGAGAGCCACTTATAACCTCAATGTCTTAGGGGTGGACGACTTCACCCATGATGGGCGCCACGCTGGGGCTGTTGCCGATTTCGGCATGTAGAGGTTGGGAATGTTCCACTCTAGAAACCATTGAGCCATAACACAGTCATCTGTGCGTGACCCATTAGGGTACTTTGTAACCTCATCAATTAGTTTCATAGAGCGAACTTTTCCTTCACCCCTACCAGGTAATCTTACACGACCGAAGCGGTAGTGGGGTTGTAACACCGTCACACCCAGTGCTTCGTCCGATTTATTGATGCCATTTGTGTTGTGAGGAATAATCTCCACAGACCGCATTTGGCGCCATTGCTTGACATAATCGTACTGAAGCATAAACCGCTGAGCTGCATTAGATTCCACAATCCAGTACTGAATTGGGTATCCCATGGACTCAGACAAGTTCTGCCATTCTTCCATAACCCCAGTGTATTTACCGTCATGGATGTTGTAGTCCAAGAACTTACTGGCTTCCATCTTCTGGCGAATCAGGTCAATCAAGAACCGTTGCTGGGACTCTGGGTGGTACAGCCAACACTGGATAGCCCAATAGTTAGTCGGACTAGGGTCAGCGGTAGCGACCATCAGGCACTCGCTGGCTGAAATGCCACGGGGTATCTGCCAGATGTCTCGGTCTTTGTCCATGCACCCTGGGTTGTCACCCTGACCAAATACCCACTCGTGGCGTACTAAGACTTCTGACGGGTCCAAGTCCTCTTGCTGATAGACCACCGCAAAGCGCTCACCACGGTTTGACATGAGGTTGGAGATGTCTCGCCAAGATAAGCGCCGTGGGTCCAATAAGCATCCGGTAGGATACGGATCAGAAGTTCTCTTGTGGTGACTCGGATCGCAAAGCTCATCATAGTGAGCCTTGTAAAGCAAGTGCTTATATTTCTTGTTTGTCCTAAGTTTCTCAACTTCATCTTCAGTCATTCCTTCATCTAGTAGTTCTTCCTCATCTTCCAGAGGTTGCTCCATGTCTAGAGCGAATCGATAAAGGTCGTCAGCAGCGAGGCGCTGGCCAATAAGAGCAAGCATACCTGCAGGTTCAAGTCGAGATTCTGCAACGTCTTGGTACCAATCTTCCATGGCTTCTCGTTGTTCTGCACTACGAATCTTGCGAGGGTCCACAAGGTCGTCCCAGAAACAGCCATCGAAGCGTCCTCCGATGAAACCACTATCCATACCGTAGGCACTTACTGTTGGCTCCTTTTCTGAAATAGCACCTGAGTCCTCTGGTTGCATAACGATAAATGCTTCGTTAGTCCAAAGTTCTTTTTCCAGTGGCTTAAAGCGACCAAAGTCCAGTGCCATAGTTGTTTCAGCGTCAACGGCTAGACCACGTGCTTTAAGTGCATCGTCAGCCAGTTCAGGAATAACACGTTCTAGTGAACGCCTTACTCGCATCAAGTTTCGCTTGGCAAGGCTCATAGTCGCAGAACCAGTCAACAAACGGATACTGCGGTTACGACAAATGATCCAACAGGTAATGTCGTGTAGCAACGTTGTCTTACCAGAACCAGGTGGCATGTTCATAACCACGTATTCTTTTTCTTCAGACTCAAGAAGTGATACCAGTGCGATACCGGCTTCTTCCTGCCACGGTGTAGAGATACGTCCAAAGTAACGCTGACGAAAATAGCCAAAGTCCTCTAGGGCACGTTGGGCATCTTCGCTTAGTTTGTCGTAAGGCTTAGGACCTTCTAGTTTCGCTTCTGTCTTGAGTTCACGGTAGTTACGTGCCGACGTGTCCACATCGTCGCTAATGCGAAGTGTTTGGGCAGCCTTCTCAACACGGTGTCCCGTCGATTCAGAGAACCGAGCCTTACGTGAGGCTTCTGCAATCGAAAGTCCTGCGGAACGTGCCTCAAAGTATTTCTTGCGTTGTACTGCGCTAACTGCCATTGCTAAGTGCCGTGGCTAGTAAGCCTTGTATCCGATACGAAGAAGAATCAGGTGGCGAAATAGAAAACACTCCTACACCACCATCTTTATAATCTTTAGCGGCAACGACTAAAACAAAATCCTCAACAACTGGCATCTCCCACGATTCATCTTGTGGAAGTTCCAGATTCGTTAAAAAACGTGTAAGGTTCAGTTCTAGCCATTGTCTAAGTGACAAAGAAAGACTTGACTCGTCAGGACTTAGTGGCACTTGGCTTAGCCGCTTCAGCTTGCTGTGCAACCTGTGAAGCAAGTGCAATAGCAGTGTGCAACTGCAACTGACGGTGTGTAAGTAGGTGGTATCCCTCAATGATTCCTGCAATGATGACGCAGACTGATGGGAGCACTACCTGTACCGACGTTGGTACATGGAAGCCTGGGTGAACAACCGTAAACACCGATACCGCTGTAGCGATAAATGCTGATACGTGTGCTGAGATTACATTAAGTTTCATTATTCTACCTTACCATATTGTTGTCTATAAAGAATTAAACCGATAATACTATACACTGCCATGTCCATGAATGAGTCCTCAATGCCTTCATTGGCTAGAGTCGATCCTTGGGCTGCAGTCTGTAGTCGGCGCATCTTGTCGTTCATGCGAATAGCACAACCAATCCAAGCTTCTACACCAAAATCCTCACTAGCGCGTACATTGGCAAACGGGTCAACCGCACGGCCATAGTCACTTTGCTTCTTATTGTGAAGAAGTGTTAGTTCTTCTATCACATCTAAAAATGCGCTCATTGTTCTCCCTTGTATTTTTCTGGTACCGGCCCCGAATACTTGTGTCCCGTGGCTTCCTGTGGTATCTGAAATCTTATACCACAATGGCAATAAATCCAAACTTTTGTATTGACTAAAATTATCCATTGGTGTGTGTGCATGTCCTTAAAAAATTTTATAAAAAAAACGGAAGGGTCGAACACACATAGTAGAGTGGTGCTCCGTTACATCCATGGCGGTCTTTACCATGTCTATAGGCTCCAAAGAGAAAGACGAGAGAGCCGCCAGCGCACCTGTGGCAATATCACACGCAGCGCCAACAGCCGCATAAGGTTCTTTAAATTTAATGACCGAGTAATCTTCACCCAGCTCGTAAATACCATCTTTATTCACAAGCAGGACATTCCACGTATCGTTGCCTTGACCTAGTATCTGCATGAGGTGGTCGCGCAATTTGTATGGGTCAGAGATGTTGGACTTGGCTACTAGCTCCATGATCCGGAACGAACCAGCAACACCAACAAGCGTATTGCCAAACTTAAAGACCTTCGGTTCAGCCGAGGTTGCTATTAACGTGCCACCTTCATCAAAGGCGCCAGCGTCACCGCCGATAGCATAAGACGTATCAGAATGTACCGCTAGGATCGCTGTCATGTTGTAATGATACCATGCTATAGTTGTAGTTACGAAGGACCCTTACCTTCGCAGTAGAACCCCTGGCCGTTGTGGGTACTCCGGCTGGGGGTTTTGCTTTTACTTTTTAGCGAGTACTTCTGGAGACTGCGCTACTGGCTTAGTGGCCAAATTGTCCGTAGTCTCAAACTTGACGTTTGCGGCTTCGACGCTTGGCATACCGTGAGCATTAGAAAATTCGCCACATCCACAAGTGTTACACATACACAAATAGTACCACACAGCAAAAAACCCCCCAGTTTCGGGTGGGGGGCTTAATGCCAGTCTTGGATTCGGAAGTCCAGTACTACAGTAGGATTTTCCTACTCTCCTACTATACACAAAAAGTGTTACATAAAGCGTTGCGCCGAGCTCACTTAAGTGCTACACTTGGGGTACCACCAATGGGAGTGGTCGTGCGTGTAAGTCGCCGCGGAGTGTGAGTCTTTAGAGATACTCGCCGTAGTTAGCCGGTTAGAGCGGTATTCGGTTTGTCGCGCCCAGAGATCATCCTGGAGAATAGACAAGGCAGTACCTTTGCCACAGTCAGGCCTCGCGACAGCTTCTTCTTATGCGATTGAATGAAGAAGGTACTTGGTACAGTACTCGCGTCTACTAGATTAGACTATAACAACTCGGACAGGTGTGAGGGTCTGGAGAATACCGTATACGGTTTTTCCGGATTTGGGATCGTAGGGTGAGTTTTTTCTAAGCATCAATAGACCAAGTTAGGCTACACCCGTATGCGACCTGAGTCCATACCCTGCGAGGCCGCCTGACACCGTTTATGCCTTGATTTTTGATACCACTTTTGACTGATTCTTTTCTCTCTTCTGGCCAGCCAATCCGAACAAAACTGAACCTGCCAGATCGAAGCGAAAGCACCCTGCAAAGCTGCACATTCTTCTTTGTTTACTTGGAAAAAACGGGAATGACAGTTCACCGTTAGTGGGATAAACTAACTATTAACAGACCGCCCCTCGGCATACTACCAGTCAAACATTGGTGCTGGCTGGTGACTGGTGAGAAATGTAAGAGGGTTGAGGGATGGGAACGGATGGGCTTAACCCTTTACGTAACTACGAAACAAGACCGGAAGAAAAGCAAAAGACCGGCCACAATGGGCCGGCCCTAGCTTGTTAAGTGTAACTTGGTACTAGATCAATGAAGTGCCGCACTTACCGCATACCGCCGCGCGCTCCGTCATCTCCTCGTAGTCGCATAGTTCTACGCCATCTAGTTCAGTTATCTTGTAGCTCGATCCCTTGGCTTGGA